CACCTGCCGCACCACCCTCAAGCAACGCTGGAACTTGAAGGGCTAAAGCCGCTATTGCGGCAGGACCAGCCAAAGCACTTAAAGCCTGAACACCAGCACCGCCAACACCCATAGAACTTGCTAAAGATGCCGCCCCTGTAATTCCAGAAGTTACAGACGCAAGCTCACCAGGAGAGTCAATACCACCCTCCAAAGCTTTTATCCCACTGTAAATTGAAGCAATAGGTGCTATTTTCTCTACACCTGGAAGAGCCTTACCACCAAAACTTTCGGAAAGAGTAGAGGCAGAAGTATAAGCCTGTGGGGCTTGTTCGACAGATGGGTCTCGCGCAAAGTTAATAACATCTAGTGCGGATGCGCCAGTGAGCAAAGAATTTTTTATAGAACTAGGTACTGCCTGTTTATCAACAACAACACTACCATCTGGACCTATAACATAGCCTTCTGGCAACTGACCTAACTCACCAGTAAAAGGGTCTCTAAATGCCGCGAGGTCTTGTTGTGATAAAATTTGAGGAGCTTCATAAATATTCTGCAAACTCTCAACAGCATTAAGAGCCTCAGTCATTGTCTTAGAGCTTGGGTTGCTTATAGCATTTTCAATATCACCAATTTTTCCAACAGCACTCTCAATGCCTGAAAACGTATTTTTCAAATTATCAATAGTTTCATTGCCTTCAAAGCCAAAAGCATCGGATACTGTATCAATCAAATTATCTTTTACTTCTTGTACAGATGTGCCAAGTCCTTCAGGCATAATGTTTTGAATTGTATCTACAGCAACTTTAGCTGGCTCAAGAATAGCACCACCAATTTTTTCCGCACCTGTTCTAAAATCTTGCACTGGCTGTGACTGATAAAGTTCTTGGCTAAAATCCTTTACATCACTAAGGGCTTTTTGAGTTACGTCTTCAACGAATTGCACAGGCTGAGACTCAATAATCTGCTCCTTAACAAAGTCACGCACATCATCTGCTGGTTGAAAAATCTCATCAAAGACACCGAGTTCTTTTGCCGCCGCTAACCCTGTTGCTTGCGCCGCAAGCTGACCATAGTCAGGACCAATAGGCTCTACATCTAGCTGAGGAACGCCTGGCATAAATTGACCAATAGAGTAGTCACGACCAAAATACTCTGGACGAGAGGCGTAACTTTCCTGAAAAGCTCTTTCAAGGTCTGCATATTCTTGAGCATAATCCTGTGGCATTGTGGCTTGGATACGCTCAATTTGTGGCGCAATACCAAGCAAACCAACGCGACCAAATAATCCTGGTGATACTTCTTGACGACCCTCCATAAACTGAGGAAGGTTAGTGCGGCTATATTGTGTAGTGACTGGTCTGGATGGTGTAAGCGTAGGCGCAGGTTTCCCCAAAAGACCTTGCAGGTCAATCGGGATTAGTTGCGGTACTTTTGCATCCATAGGTAGAGCCATTAGACCCTCGGTAGATTAGTAGATGTCTGAAGCCCTAAAGCCACTTTCTCTGTTCTAAGTTGTTTCTCAAACTCAAGCTCCTCACGGCGCAACTGTAAGTCAGCCATCATCTTCTGCTTCTTGAGTTCAAACTCCATCTGCATTTTCTGCTTATCCATCTCAAGCTCTGCTTGCAACTTCTGCATCTCCAACTGCAATGCNGGNTTCTGCTGTGGTTGTTGCGGTGGTCTTTGTGGCTGTTGACGTGGGTCTCCAAAGAACTCNTTAGAGTTTTTGAATCCAGACAACTCNGTAATTTTAGCAAGAGTATTTCTATAATTAACAGGATTAACGATTGGGTTATTTGGACCCATCATTTGCATAACCTGTTCTTGCTTCTGAGCAATCATAAACAATGTCTTCAACTGCTCATCACGATTACCATTGCCAAGCCCAACATTAACAGTTGTGTCAAACTTATTAGCCCATTCACGTGGGTCCATTGGCACAAACTCATTACGCAAGCGAATAATCTTTGGCTTGTTTTGATACTTGGTGACAAGGCGTAAGATNCCTTCAAACAAAGCTCTAACACCAGTCTCAGCAAATACACGNGCAATCATNTCAATCTTACCTTGTGAGGCAGACTGCATAGCGGCAACAGCAGTAGCTGTGGTAGACTGTAGTGCGTCTGCATCAAGCCCCATAGACTGGCGGCTTAAACCTGTGCGCTGTTCTTTTAATCTGTCCATATATTCCAATGCTGGGAATACAGAACGAGATACTTCGGCAACCTGCAATGGCTGAACCATTCCTGGCGCACGAGTACGCACAATACCGCCTGGACGATTTGTCAGCAGGTCATCAATATTAACCTGACCCTCAACTGCAATTACACGGCTGTTATTTGTGTTGTAGATGTTATCAAGCAACTGACGCATCAGTGTTGATTTAATCAACTGCACATCCATAACAAGCTCTGCAACAGAACGTCCAATAGCACGGTGTGGCATTAAAATCGGTGATAGTGCCGCAAACGGAATGTGGTCAAATTCTTCATTCTCAAGAATGTGATGACCATTACCAATAGTTAGAACACGTCTAAACTCAGCAATACCATCCCCATCATAATCAGTGCGAATATAAGATTCCGTAACGAGAACGTCACGCATTGTCGGGTCAAGGCTGTCATATTGAGCGTTGCTCTCAAGGTCTTCAAACCTGCTTGTTCTTTCTTCGGATAGGTCAAGGTCATTAACTCCAGAATAGCGTTCAACTTCATCACGGTCATAACCCATAGCAACAAGGTCGCTAACAGTCTTAGTCGTGCGGTGGGCAACAAAGTCTGCATCAGCAAGTGACTTCGCTCTCTTAGAAATCAAAAACTCTTCTGGCGGCACGTTTTCGATTTTAACGCAACCATCAGTTGTAACTCTTTTAATCTTCAAATCATAATAAATCGGGGCTGGCATAATGCTACCATCTGGCATCTCCATATCCTCGCCGTAAACATTCTCATTTTGAGAAACGATTTCGACATAAGGGTCGGATGCAATGATAGTCATCTCCTGTTCATTGAGACCTTCATACTCCTCAGTCTCAACTTCTTCCAACTCATCCCAATAAAACTTCACCACACCAAGTTTTTGCAGTAGTGCATCTTTGAACCAGTTGTGCATAATTTCAAAGCCACGGTTTTCATTACTTACAATCCAGTTGCAGTAATCAGTAATCTGCTCGGCAACGGCAACATCTTCTGGACCGTGTGGTATAAAGTCAACAATGGTTTCACCCTGCGTAAAGATACGCATTAGGCTCGGCATAATATGCTCAATGGTGTCGGAAACTTCTGTGCTTACAACTTGGGAACGGTCTGGTTGTTCATTACCAAACGGCTCACCAAGGTAATAATCCATAGCGTCAATACGGTCTTGCGAAAACTCTGTGTCATAATAACCGAGAGCTTGCTCAATCTCATTACGCACTATGGATTGAAATTCAATGTCACTAATTTTAGGCATTACTTCTTAGCGGATTTTTTAGTTACCGCTTTCCCTGTTGACTTTTTAGGAGTGGACTGTGGCTTTTGAGCAACAGGTTTAACTTCCATTGGTTGCTTGCAACTCTTACAGACGCCAGTAAAACCATTTGGATTTGGGTAACTACAGTGAGGACAAATCATTTCTTTGCTTCCTTCTTCCTACGGCTAGGTCTGCCACGCTTCTTATAGGTGGCTTCTTTTGCCTTCTGTTCCGCAAGGGCTTTCTCTTTTGCCCTATCTCTACGATACACTGTTACAAACATTACTATTTCTCCTCAGAAAAGTCTATATCCACAGCCTGTCTATCTATAACCTTACTTTGCGTATCCTCAAGTGCTTGTTGCACACTTTTCAAAGCATCAAGATAAGAACCTTCTGCGCTTACTTGAACGTCAATATTCTTAGGCATAAACGAACCAATAGCCTGAAGCATCTTGGTTGGATTATCCGCTAACTCCCTCGCAATAATTTCGTGCAGGGGGGTCTCCCTATCATCAAGCAAATCCATAGCCTTGTCAAACTCCTCACGGATTCGCATAACAACACTATAACCGTGACCAGACTTAGGAGGTCTTCCTCTAGGTCTCTTAGCTGGTGCTTTAGCCATTACTTACTTTTGCCACCCTTCAGACATTTGCCAGCCTTCATACAGGCACGAGGGGACTTGCAGTTAGAGCAAGTTGAAAAGCCTTTACGACCACCCATTTTCTTTTTTCCATATTCCATATCTTTACCATTTAACCTTATGTGACCAATACTTCGCACTCATCTTACTCGTAGGCTTCCCTTGAGCATTATGACGAGCATAGTAAGATTTTTTACGAGCCTTATCTTTGGCAGTTTTGGGATTCTTACCAGCCCCCTTCACACCTTGCTGACCAAAGCGAACCAACTTCACTTGGTCGCCTTCCTTTGCCAGCACTGCGTGACTCTTGGTCTTGTGACCTGGAGTTCTTTTTGGTTTGTTATAACCACTAAATGTTTCTTTGCCACGCTTAATAGCCATTAGTTAATCCTCATATGATGCCTTGGACCGAGTTTTTTGCGGATATGCAATCCACGTTTTTTATGTCTACGCCTTACCTTTGTCTGCGGGGTGTGCGTATTTGTAAGTTTCTTAGCCATTACGCTTCTCCATAAATTCCGTCATCTGTAATTCTCACGCTGGAGATTATCTCCATATACTCCATTGCTGTCATATCAGTATTTTGGGCGCAATAAGCAGAAGCAAGAAGACAGACATCTAACAAATCCTCCCACTGAGAGCCGTGAGAGACAAGNGCTTCCAATACATCTGTGATGTTAGAAAAAGCATCAAGGTCAACAAAGTCATCTTCCATTACACTACCCAATCTGATGAGTCATATCTCAAAGAGCTAGTCCACTTATAACGAGAACCGCCCTTGGCAATACTAGCACGAGAACCAAACGTAAGGCAAAGGGCATCAGCAACGTCAGGACTGTTCATCCCTCTACGCTTCATTTCNTCCTTACTCTCTACCTTCAATTTACCGTTGGATGTAAATTTGAATCTAGGCTTGCAAAGGTCAGATACAAGCTCCTCATCATCAGGCAACTTGCAATCACGCTCCTCTAACCACTCCCTAGCGGCAAACCACAACTCATCACGCAAGCGACTATATTTGTCGCTCATAGAAGAGCTTTCAGCTACATTGATACCCCTGCAAGGGAGGTCAAGCTCAATAAGCCTGTCAACCACACCAGCACCCAAGCCGATGCTGTCAACCAATATCTCAACAGGTCGTTCAGACCACGGGGTCGTTTCATATTCATTTAGTATAATTCCACATATTTCCATCAGGTCTTTGTTGCGCCAAGTCTTAATAGGCTCAGTCACAACATTACCTTTACGCTTACATAATGCGGTCTTATCAGTGCCAAATCTCGCCACATCAAGACCCCAAACCACAGGGGTTGTTTCTGCCGCTTCTTGGTCTCTGTCAATAGCTTGCTCAATTAAATATCGGGGGATAACCACATCATCATCAGCTTCAGGAAACTCACCCAAAACACGCACACGGAAGATGTTACTATCCTCCCCATACTTCGCCTTCATATCCTCAATAAAGGTATCACTAACCTGAGTGCTGTCAGCAGATGCAACCTTCTTGGTATACCACCTATCAACCATCTTATTGAAAGCCTCATAGAAGTAACCACTCGTTCTTGTCGGGTTGCCAGTCATAACTGTCTTCGCGCCAGGCGTTGACATCGCACCTTCACCAACCTCAAAAATCAAGTCATCAACACCAGATGCCTCATCAATCAGGAACAACATATTATCCGAGTGGAAGCCCTGCAAAGCCTCTGGTGTCTCTCTACGCGCCGTACGAGCAACAGCAAAGCTATCACCACCAATCAACTCAATCTTATCTGATTTAACATCCAAGAGCTTCTGAAAGCCCTCTGGTAAGCGTCTGTGCCACTTCTGCACCTCTGCCCACAGAATATCACTCAACTGACTAGCAGTGTTAGCAGTACAAGCAATACGCGATGGTGTCCTAGTCAACAACCACCACAATATCAACCAACTCAGAAAGGCAGTCTTACCAATACCGTGACCGCTTCGTATTGCCACTCTATCGTTATCACGCACAGCATATAAAGCATCACGTTGCCATTCCTCTGGTTTAGCACCAATAATACTCTCAACAAACAATACTGGGTCTAAAGCTATCGCCTTAACTAAATCTTCTGTCTTCATACCAAACTCCTTTGGGTGAGGGGGATAGTGCAAAGGAGAAAACATCTACCCCCCTCGATTGGGAGCGAACAAAGGAGGAGAATCGCTCAACCAAAACCAACTATCTCCTCTGTTGCATTATTGCCACAGTCGGGGACAGTCTGCAAGGGGGTATGAAAAAGCCCCCACCAGCAATCGCTACGCGCACCGACATTATTTACCAACAATTATTTTCGGGAAATTTTTGGCTAGGGACGTTAGGCGGTTTTATTAACGAA